TACTCAGCGCGTCGCAGCGCGTAGTAGTCAGGGTTGTCAGGCCGCACGACTTCGGACTTATCAATATCCACCGTCCGTGGCTCACCGCCCATAGGATCAGGAATCTCCCGAGTCTTAGGGGCAACCGCCCAAGCAGCTTCCTTGGCATCAATGTCAGCATAGATCGTCGCCTCTTTGGATGCGATATAAGCCGACAGGTCAGCGCCCGCTGGAATAAACAGCGTCCAGTCATACGTCTGCCCGTTATGCTCAACCTTCAGATAAGCCAGCGCACGCTCTTCACCTGCTAGGTTAGACGCAACGCCCTCAAGTGAAATGCTCATTTTGTAGCCTCCAATCTAAAGTTCTTGCCCGGATGCTGCCCAGTCGGCGGCAGTATCTGGATGTCTTTGAATCCCACATGGGCGCACAAGTCTGCCAATGACTTAGGGGTGTAGCCCCACAGATGAGGAGACAACGCACCGTTCTTCTCAGTCTCAGGCGTAATCCTATCTACATGCGCCCCAAAAATACACATCGCCGTCATGTGCTGATCCGCGCCGCTCTGCTCCAGATAGTCCTTACACAGCCCCTCAAGATCAGGCACCTCTAACACCAGCTTGCCGCCATCCTTCAACGTCTTGTGCCAGTTAGTCAATACGCCCGGCGCTCGATGCTGCGGGAAATGCTCAATCACATGACTGCCAAATATCTCGTCTGCACACCCCTCCGGCAGATCAAGCTCCATGATGTCCATCTTAATATCAGCCGTGTCGCTGTGCATATCGACACCCATATAACCTTCCAGCCGATCACGACCGCAGCCCATGTTGAAGCGGATAGGCTGGCCTTCCTCCTGCATCTGAGCAAGGATTGCCGCATATCCAGCACCCGGGCCAGTGCCTTTAGGCAGACGATCAGCCCAGCGCCGGTCGATAAAGTCCTTGTCATCCAGCGTCAGCGGTCTGGTAGGCGGGATGTTGGTGTAGTAGTTCTTCAAATCTACCGACGGATGCGCCGTGTACATACCTGTCGCCAAGTCCATGTGCAGGCACTGAACGTCCGTGTTGACTAACAACTTAGTGCCGCGCTTGTGCAACCGGTGAACGAAGAAGTTGTCCTCACCAATGAACGGTATTTCATCATTGATGTTGTTGCCAATACAGCAGAAGGGCAAGTCAGGATGCTCTTCTTTCATCTCTTTAAGAATCTTGATTGGGATCAGCATGATGTCCATGCCAGTCTGCCAAGCGTCAATGATCTGCCCAGGATCGACGTTCGGGATTGTGATCCAGTCGCCCTCACGCACCATGATCATCGCATCTGAACACTTGATGTAGTACACGCCTGTGATCACCGCATCAGGATACTGCTCGGACGTACGCATCAGCTTCTTGAATGCGTCGTAAGGAACTACCGTATCCTCACCGATAAAGAGCATGTACTTGGCACCAGACTCCAGCGCCTGCTCAATTAAGTAGTTACGGGCAACGTCCACCTTCTCACCGCCAATGTTGCAAAAGCCATGTGAGAAGCCCATCAGGTCTACGTGCAGACCGTCATACCCATCAAAGTTCTGTGCGGCTGTTTCTTCTAAGTTGCGACGCGGTTGTGCAATCACGACGTACGGCTTAATAGTTTTAGACTCGTCGTAGATTTCCTGCATCGTGGCGATGATTTTCTCTCGGTTATACACACTCTCTCCTTTGTGTGGTGGTTAAAATTTATTGAAGAACGGCGATAGGGCGTAGCCTATGTTTCTTGTTGTTCCAGTGGATATTTTTTGACCTCTGATGGCGCTAAAAGGAATAAAATAAATTTCCCCACTGGAAGAAAGAACTCCACCAACATTAGCGCCAGAAGCTGTGTACACAAGAGAATATGTTGAAACAATTCCGCTTGCTGATATTTTTTGGCCTACTGGGGCGCTTCTTGGAACAAAATGTATATCGCCGTTAGGCGCTAAAACGCCTCCAGAATAATTGGAGCTTAATGTATACACAAGCGAATAAGTAGAAACAACTCCGGCAGGCGATATTTTTTGACCAACAATACCACCAAAAGGAATAAAGTGAATGTCTCCGTTAGGAGATAAAACGCCGCCCCTATATGCCCCGGTAGTTGTATAAACTAAAGAATATGTAGACACGACACCAGCGGCTGAAATTTTTTGGCCTACTGCTGCGTTTCTTGGAACAAAATGAATATCACCATTTTGAGCTAGCACACCGCCGTTGTATCCTGCTGCGTTTGTGTAAACCAAACTATAAGTAGACACGACGCCAGTGGTTGATATTTTTTGACCTACTCTGCCGTTTTCAGGAATAAAATGAACATCTCCATTCGGTGAAACAACCCCCCCCCAATATGCAGCACCTATTGTATAAACCAATGAATAGGTAGAAACAACGCCAGAAGATGATACTTTTTGCCCTCTTTCTGCGTTGTATGGGGCAAAATAAATTTCACCATTTGGCGCAAGAACGCCCCCTTCATACGCTCCATTACCTGTATATATAAGAGAGTAAGTAGAAACCACGCCGGAAGCTGATATTTTTTGACCACGATTTGCTGAATCTGGAATAAAGTGAATATCACCATTTGGAGCCAATACACCGCCGGAGTATGCATTTGATGTTGTATAAATCAAACTGTACGTACTCACCACCCCTGCCGTATTGTTATTGTTGTACGGCACACCGTTGATGACTGTCCTGTCTAGCTCTTTCTTCAGGTTTGTCCACGCCACCAGATCAGTGCCTACCTGACTGGTATCCCCCTGCGGTACTGTTCCTTCTGTCGCGTCTGCGGGATAAGTGCAGAATACATCCTTACTGCCAGCACCCCAGTTGACTAGCGCGTTGCTGTTGGAAGATTCAAGGACAGTGTTGCGGAACAACTCTGTAGCATCTGTTGATAGCGTACCGATGCCAATTTCCCAAGCCGTAGTGCTAGTAATGGCGTAGTAGGTGTCGTTTACTGATAAATTGAATTCATTGACGTTGTCACTAGACGCCCCACTGACATACATTTTTCCGCCATCAGGTTTGAAAAAAATACCTGTTGGAGTAATCTCAAAAGACGTAGTGGATAAAGTTTGTAAATAAGATGCAGTCGAAATATTCCAAGCGGATGACAGATTGTATTCGTACACTCCATCATTGAAGCTGCCGGTAACGTACATCTTTGTGCCGTCAGGTCTAAAATATAAGCCCTGAGGAACGCTATCTTGCGATTCTACGCTGAACCCTTGCAAGTGAGACGCTGTTGAAATATTCCAAGCCGAAGAAAGATTGTATTCGTCAACAGATGCTGGTGAAGGGTTGGCACCAACAACATACATCTTTAATCCATCAGGTTTAAAAGATATACCCCCCGGCTGGTTGTCTTGGCCTGCAACTGAAAAAGCCTGAAGATAAGATGCGGTTGAAATGTTCCAAGCAGACGAAAGATCGTATTCATAAACACTATTATTGTCGTTTCCAACAACATACATCTTTAGTCCGTCTGGCTTAAAAAATACAGACTCTGGCGTAGTGTCTTGAGCGCTTACTACAAAGTTCTGCACAAAAGAAGCGGTTCTAACATCCCAAGCCGTAGACAAGTTGTATTCATTAACTTCAGCACCAGTAGATCCCGCCAAGTACATCTTTAATCCATCCGCTCTAAAGTAAAGCCCTTGAGAGCTTGTATCTTGAGCGTTTACTGAAAACTTTTGCAGAAGCTGCGCGGTCGATATGTTCCACCCAGATCCTGTGGCAATAGATGCAAAACTCTGAAAACCGTCTACCGCAGCGCCGAGCGTGAACGTGCCAGTACCAGTCGTTGTGCTTGTTACTTTTACTCTATCTTTAACGACATAAGTCATGGCGTAATCCTTAGAACTTGTTCAGGTATGAGCTTAGGCAGGTGTCAAGGCCGAAGGGGATAGCGGGATTGGTGGAGATTTTATGACCCCTGTCCGCATACGCTGGAACAAACTGAATGTCCCCGTTAGGGGCGAGAACGCCGCCATAGTAAGCACCGTTTGTTGTAAAAACTAAAGAATAAGTAGAAACAACGCCCGTTGGTGATATTTTTTGTCCTCTGTTTGCGCTGTAAGGGACAAAATGAATGTCCCCGTTGGGAGCTAACACTCCACCGTTGTAAATGCTATTTCCTGTATATACCAACGAGTAAGTAGACACAACTCCTGCGGCAGAAATTTTTTGTCCCCTGTCTGCAAAATTGGGAATGAAATGAATGTCTCCATTAGGCGCAAGAACGCCGCCGTTATACGCCCCACCTCTTGTATAAACCAACGAATACGTAGAAACAACCCCAGCCGCAGACACTTTTTGTCCAACCACCGCTGAGTACGGAATAAAATGTATATCTCCGTTAGGAGCAAGAACACCGCCCCAATAGGCTGTGGCGTTTGTATAAACCAAAGAGTATGTAGAAACCACTCCTGCCGCTGAAACTTTTTGTCCAACTTCGCAAGAATAAGGAACAAAGTGAATATCACCATTAGGCGCTAATACACCGCCAAACCATTGTGCAAATCCAGCACCCGTATATACAAGAGAATAAGTAGACACCACGCCAGATGCATTTACTTTTTGACCCCTGTTAGCGTTAAAAGGAATAAAGTGAATATCCCCATTTGGGGCAAGCACGCCCCCATAATAAGCACCATCTGCAATTGACCGAACTAAGGAATAGGTAGAAACAACCCCAGTAGACGAAACTTTTTGACCCCTATCTGCGTAAAAAGGAATAAAGTGAATATCCCCATTGGGAGCAAGAACTCCACCTGCATAAGCTGGAAGCGCAGCCGTATAAACTAATGAATAGGTGCTTCCGATTCCTGTTACGTTATTATTCCTGAACGTCACCCCAGCGTTGATGCTCTGATACAGGTTCTTCTGGAAGTTGTCGAACGCTACGCCATCCGTGCCAATACTGTTGTTGTCCCCTGTCGGCGCTGATCCCTGTGTGTTCTCTGCTGGCTGCGGTACGTAGACATCTTTCGTCCCCGCCGCAAAGTCAATCTTGGAACCAGTAGACGAAGCCAGCACGGTATCGCGGGATAAGGTCGTACCACTAGCGGTATACGTGCCTATTCCTACTTCCCACTGAGTTCCACCTACAATGGTGTAATAGGTCTGATTGCCATCGCCCACGCCGGAAAAGTTCTGATAGCCAGTAGATGCTGCCCCTAGCGTGAACGTACCTGTCCCTGTCGTGGTGCTCGTAACTTTTATGCGGTCTTTGGTAACAAACGCCATGACAATGATCCTAGAACTTGTTCAGGAAAGAACTGAGGCAGACGCCGGGGCCGAGTGGTGCGCCGGGGTTGGTGGAGATTCTCATCCCTTGCGCCGCTACTTGTGGGATAAAGTAAATATCTCCATTTGGAGATAATACGCCGCCTTGATATTGTGATGTTCCTGTGACCGGCAAAGAATATGTGCTAACAACGCCAGTTAAAGATATTTTTTGACCAACCGGCGTACTATAAGGCACAAAATGTATATCGCCATTTGGGGCAAGAACGCCACCAGACCAACTTCCTGCTGTAGTGCGAACCAAAGAATAAGTAGACACTACACCAGAAATTGATATTTTTTGCCCAACTGGTGCGTTTTCTGGAATAAAGTGAATATCTCCATTTGGCGACAAAACACCACCGGTATAAGCTCTTCCTGCTGTTGTATAAACTAATGAGTAGGTAGAAACAACGCCAGCTGCCGATATTTTTTGACCAACAGCCGCTCTATGAGGAACAAAATATATGTCCCCGTTGGGAGCCAATACCCCTCCGGCATAAGCATTAGTCGTTGTATAAATTAGTGAATATGTTGAAACAACGCCTGTAGTTGAAACCTTTTGTCCAACTACGCCACTGTGAGGAACAAAATGCACCTCTCCACTTGCAGATAACACACCACCATAATAAATTTCTGGAACGGCTGTGTATGCTAATGAATAAGTAGATACAACGCCCGAGGCATTTATCTTCTGCCCGACCGCGCCATCAGCTGTGGATAACTGGCGAGGTATAAAGTGTATATCGCCATTTGGAGCAAGTACTCCACCGGTATATTGGCCTGCTGTTTGAATTAAAGAGTATGTTGAAACAACTCCAGTAATTGATATTTTTTGTCCCACACCAACGGCGCTGTATAGCACCATATGTATATCACCGTTTGGCGCAAGCACACCGCCAGCATATTTAAAACTTCCGCTTGTATTGTTTATAGCGTATGTGCTTATTATGCCATTCGTATTATTGTTCCCAAACGTAGTGCCACCCGCCACACCGTTATTCAGCGCTGCTTGAAATGCAGTCCAGCCTGATAGATCAGTACCTATCTCACTATCATCACAGAACGGAACACCCAGAGGCATCGCCGCAGCTGGGTAAGCACACAGCACATCTTTAGTGCCTGCCGCAAAGTCTACCTTCGCGCCACTGTTGGAAGATCCAAATACTAAGTCTCTGGATAACGTCGTACCTGAAGAGGTGTACGTACCCTTGCCGACTTCCCACTCGGTCGTGCTCTTAATGACGTAGTAGGTTTCGTTGCCGTTGCCGATGACAGAAAAGGACTGATAGCCTGCCGCCGCAGAACCAAGGGTGATCGTCCCCGTACCTGTTGTCGTGGTAGTGGACTTGACTCTGTTTTTGAGTACGAGCGCCATTACGATACATTTCCAGTAACAACACAAGCCGTGCTGTTGATGAACAGAATGGAAGCCAAGCCCCTGGCGGAGATGGCGATGTTTGCCTTATCTGCGTCCGCGCCAGCAATGTACGCAGTCGCAATACTCATCGTCATGTTTGACGCGGCGTTCGTGTTGTTAAACACCAGCACCGCATCACCGTTGCTAAACACGTTGTCCGGCACGTTGATCAAGCCGCTCGAGCCAATCGCCACTACTCGGCTACGGTCTGTCAGCCCAAGCGTGTAAGTCGTTGTCTTGTCTGATCCAGACTGCGGGATGCCGAGATACACCGTGTTGGCTAGTACGACATCCACGCCGTCGTTGAACACAACCTGTGTGGTGCTGGGCGCTACAGCAATACCGTTACCAGTAGAGTTCTTAATCGTGATGGTATTTGCCAACGTGTTGTTGACGATGTACTGCTTCTCTATCGCCGGCACAACCAAGTCATACGCCGCGTTCGCAGTGCCGACCAAGTTCAGCCGGAGGTTACGCGCAGTCTGAGTTGCGTTGGTGTCGCTCAACGTCAAGGTAACGCTGGCGTTTGCGAAGGTGACGTTGGCAGATCCAGTGATCGCCTCTTCAATCGCGGTACCCAGGTTAGTGTTGGTGGTGGTTCCCCACGTACCAGCCTGCTCACCTGTACCAATCAGTTCAATCTTTAGGGCGCTATAAGTACTTGCCATGATCTGTCCTTTTAGGCAGTGGTAATTCCCTGCCAATCTACATTTTGATTATTGGTAATATCGTCCCACGATGTTGTTTGATTGTTAGCGACATTCTGCCAGTTGACACTCTGATTGTCATCAATCAACTCCCACAACAACCGTCTAGTAATCGCATCTGAAACCGTTGCACTTTCGATAATACTTGCATAGAAAATTGCCGCTGCCGATGGTGTATCTGTGGCGGTTGCCGTCTCAGATACAGCAACAGCAAATTCAGCTTGGGTGCTTGCCTGATCCGAGGCTGTCGCCGTTTCTATGACTCTAACCAAGAACGCAGCAAGCGCCGATGCCGCATCTGATGCCGTCGCAGTTTCTACGATTGACGCTGGGAAAGTAAGCGCAGCATTAACAGAGTCTGATGCCGTAGCCGTTTCGCTTACAGATGAGTCGTAAACGATCCCGCCTACTACGCTGTCGCTAGCCGTCGCAGTCTCGGAAACAGAAACCGCAAACTGGGCAGACGCAGAAACCGTATCTGATGCACTAACACTTTCCTGCACATTACGATCAAAACTTACAAATCTTGATACCTGATCGCTTGCCGTCGCCGTCTCAGAAACCGCACAACCAAACGCTACGGTCGAAGCAACACTGTCAGACGCTGTTGCTGTTTCAATCACACTTGCAGCAACCACCAACGCAGAAGAACAAGCGTCGCTTGCAGTCGCTGTCTCAGATACAGCACATACAAAACTTACAGCTGCTACAGCAGTGTCTGAAGACGTAGCAGTATCCGAGGATGCTCGATCATAAACAGAGCATCCCCAACCGGCTTGACCCCATGCACCAGAAGACCAGCCGCCCTCTGGCATGATTACTCCGCCGCTTCAATCTGATCTTCGGTGTACCAGCGCTGATGCGTAGCCTCGCCGTCAGACCATTCCACCAGATACTCCACGTTGCCGTCATCATCCATGCGCAGCTTTACCACCGGACCCTGTGGAACCGTTACTTTTGCGCGGACTACATCATTCTTCTTGAAGGTCATGATCTACCCCTTAAGCTGCCATGTTGAATGTGTAGGTGACGTTCAACACGTCGCCGCTAACCACAGAGCGGTCGCCCGGTGACTGGAAGTCAGAAGCGCACAGCAACGTGCCTGACGTACCAGAAGCCACGTTCGCCAAGAAAGCGCCTGCAACCGTTGTCGTACCATTCATCGTGAACTGCACCGCGGTGCCGTTGGTCGATACTGCTGGGTTAGCAGTCGTTGCCGCACCAAACGTGATTGCCTTACGGTTTCCAGAATAGTTGGTATCTTCCGTCCAACCACCAGCGCCCGTAGAGCCGTGGGATGCCAACGTATCACCAGCAGAAATCGTTGTGCCAGAAGCTGGACCTGTAATCAGGCCAACATACCAGGCTGCGGTATAGCCAGATCCAATCAAAACTGTGTCGTTAATAAACTTGAGGCCGACGTTCACCACCAAGTTATGGCAGCTGTCCTGCCACTTCAGGTTGCCTTCTTTGTCGTAGCACTCAAAATAAAAAACGCCGCCAGCATGTGCAGTCTCGGCAGCGGATCCCGTGCGAGTTACCGTCGTGGCAACAACATCACTGGCTTTAGCTTTTTCTACTTGCATGATAACTCCTTACGTTATGCGAATAATCGCCGCCGTTGCCGTATCGGGCGGTACTTCAATGGTAAATTTTGTCGAGGTCTGCTTGTCAGATCCAAAGTCCAAAACCGCTATCGACTTATTGCCGACACTTGCGTTGTAGATCAAAGCGCCCCGCGCCGTGAATGACGCCGGATCCCACACCACATTGTCAAAGCTGACATAAGCAATCAGCCCTGACGTAGACACCGATACCCCCGACAGCGTTTCACCGCCTGCCGTATAGCCTGTACCAGTGATCTCATTCGTCGTGGTGTATTCCGTCGTGTTCTCGTCCAGCGTAGCAAGCGCCGTATACAGCGCAATCTTCAACGTGTTCGATTCGAGATTATGCTCACCCAGCAGAATCTCTTTCTTAAAGCTTGTGGTCAATCCTTGACGGAGCGCCATTACGTCACCTTAACCCTAAGCTGGCCAGAACGATAAGCATCCTGACGCTCAAGCCCGTCGCCCAGACGTTTCAGCTGACCCATAGCTTCGTTGTACTTGGCGTCCACGTTCTGAATAATATCGACCTCGCCCTTCATAAACAGATACGCCTCACGCAGCGAACCGTACAAAAGGATTGGATCAAAGTTATCACCCAGCCAAGTTGTCTGCGCAGTCACAATCGACTCTGGGTAATAGTAGTAGTGCATCTCAACGTTGTACGCCTGATTGGGCGTCGGACCCAGAATGAACGTCAGCTCATTCGTAATCGTGCCGCTCACCACCGTCGGGCCAAAGATCGCGTAGTACAGCGGCAGCCCAAGATCTGTCGGCGTGGGATACGCCTCACGGATAAAGTTCACATCTTTATCCAACAGATAGTGGTACTGGCCGTCCTGATCCTCGACCGCCATTGAGTACACCGCCAGAAAGTCTGATGGGGCAGATAGATACTTATTCTCCGCTGTCAGCAGGCCGGTAACATTCCGGCGCAGCGCAGGGATTTGCACAGAGTTGTATACCCGCGTCTCCGTCTGACGGATAAACGTGTCTATGTACGTCTCAAAATCTGAGTCGTAATTCTCGGTATACGCCTGAATAGCGGCTTTTAACTCTGTGTAAGTCATGTCAGCCCATCTTCCCGCTGATCTTGCGACCCTTGGTAGCAGCACCGTAACCACGCATCTCGCCAACACCGTATGGGTTGATTGGCTTGTAGTTGCCTTTGCTGATACCGCCGACCGACGGATTGATCTCATTCAGCACGTTCGCACCAGGCGTGTACTTGCTGTACGTATCAATGCTGGTCTTGCCGCCTTCCATCGTGTGCGGCTGGGCATACGTCGATGCAGGGCCAACTTCCTTCCCCTGCTTTTTCATCGAGAACTTAGCCATTATTTACCTCTCGAGTTGCCACGCTGATTCATAGCACGCGCCATGTTGCGCCCGTATTTTTTCATGGCTTCGCCTGTAACGCCACCTTTTGCCATGTTGTGCATACGCTTCTCGTGGGTTTTAACCGCCTTGGAAGCGATAGACTTCATCTTGCTAGTATCCATTCTGAACTCCTACGTTGTTAATACGGTTACGCTATTTACTACCCCCGGCACCGCCAAATTGTTCGGCGTCAGTCCAGCATCGTTAGCCCTAGATCCGCCTACCGGATACCAGCCCCACTGAATAATCCTACTACCGCCGCCTGGATACCCTGTCTCATCTTCCGCAGGCCCAGTATTAAACTTCGTCTGTATGCCTGTGTATCCCGACTGAATGTAACTGACATCTGGCCGAGGTTCCCGTACAGCTTGAGGATCATTGACCGGGTACATACCAAGACTTAACTGCGGCTGGTCAGGTTCCCAGCAGCTCTGACACACCTTAATCTTGACGTTCTTCGTCTTGATTGTCAGAGTTTTAAGCTCTTTCAGCAAGTATCTAAAGCCGCAGCGGTCACATTCCGCAATCGACTTTTTACCGGATGCGTACTTACTTGGCATACATCACCTGTAAGTAATCATCCGTGGCACCAAACGATCCGGCGCCTTCTCACGATCCTCGCCCGCTGCCATCTCCCAAGCCTCGTCATACTGCTGTTTCAACATTGGTACGCGCTGCAACGCATCCGGCAGCTTGACCGACAGCATGTATGCCAGCCCTGCCACCAGCGCATTCTGGAAGCGAAATGGAATATCTTCCACGTTCGCACCGTTGCCAGCGTCATACATCCTGCGCAGCCGCCAGTACACAAAGTAGTAGTACGGAGACTCCAACGTTCCCTGATCCGGCGAAGGCCAGACGTTAATCTGCGGGTACTGGATTTGTCCATCTGTGGTCTGCCCCGACTGGCGGTTCACCCACACCTGAATCGGGCGTCCTTGCGTCAGCTTGTTTGGGATTGTGGAATAAGTAGATACCGAGATCCGGTTAATGTTGATATCAGTCTGGTTGGCAACAGAGCCAGGGAAAGTACGAATAACGTGCTCAAGAAGATCAACGGTATCGACAGGTAGATCATAGGTAGTTGTCCCTTGTACCAGCGTGATTTGACCCTGCTCAATCGTCCACAGATTGATGCCACGGTTTGCCCACTCCGTCAGCATGAAGTTCAGGCTGCGGCGAGCAGTACGGAAATCATAGCCACTACGCAGCTCAAGCCCGCAACGCTCAAACGCCTCTTCAATCAGGTCATTAAGAGTCGGGTTAAAGCTAGTAGTGGTGGTTGTTTCAGCCATTATCTAAACCTCGCGGTCTTCTGGGCTATACGTTTTGGTTGCGCGACGAACTGCTTGCCTTTTGCCTTGCCTGCCCGCTTTGCCTTCGTCGTGGCGGCATACTCGGCAGGCGTCAATGACTTGATCGCGCTTGTCGGCAAATATCGCTCGCCCGTCTTTGAGGACGGCTTCCCGCTCTTGGTGCGCCATTTCTGGTCACCCCAGTTTTTAAGCGACTGCTGCGGGGCTTTAATTGCCATCACCATAACTCCCAAACGCCTCCAAATACTCTACAGCGTTACGTAAAATAGTGGGGCTATCTTTAAACATACCAAGAGCTCGATTGCACTGCTTGCACAGTACCCCGCGAAACTCTCCAGTATTGTGGTTATGGTCTATTGCACTGTCAATTAGAGCAACTTCTATTTTACAAATAGCGCAACAGCCTTCCTGACGTTCATAACAATCAACAAGTTGTTCCGGCGTAATACCCCGTCTTGCACAGCGTTTTGCCAAAGTCCACGGATCTTTTTTTCGATACTCCGGAACGCGATGCTGATTTTTGGCAGTCCATTCTTTATGTTGTTTATATAAACATGTGTTGCAATGGCTTTTACAAAGATGAGCCATTTCACCACCGCGACTGCGAAATGCCGAAAGCAGTTTTGTCTCACCACAATTTGTGCAAGTCTTTATTGGTTCAGTCACGATAACCACCACCGGCGGCTTTATATTTCTTAGCTAATAGCTGACTTTTTCTCGCGCTCCACTGGCCTGCCGCCGTACCCTGAGTAGCTGAGTTCTTGATCTGATTGAACAAAGACTTTCGCATCCCAGGTTTGGTGTAGTTGCCAGCTTCGTTCACGCGAGACTTAACCTTGCCGCCGTCTTTATAGACCGTCACCGGTTCGTTTCCGTCCCGTTTCTTGACCTTCCTAATGACTGCTGGGCGTACGGCACCCATCCCGCGTGATGGCATCATATCTAGCCTCTATCAGCAATACTTCTTGGTCTTGCCGCCGCCTGCCATTTTGACCTGCATAGCTTTGGTTTTGCCTTTACGAGCAACACCGTCAGCAGCTTTGTGACCAGCAGCCAAACCACCGCTCGCCATCTTCTTAACGCTGCCGCCTTTTTTCATCATGCCACCAGGCTTATTAAGAACCTGTTTGATTGGAGTGCGCGGCCCGGTAAATCCTTTAGGGCCACGAGGTCCCATCGGACCACCATCAGTCGGACCGGTGCCGCGAGGTCCGGGAAGAGGTCTTGACACAGGGTTGGGGGGCATCGGAGTTGGTGGTCTTGACACAGGGTTTGTAACCGGTGTCAGTGGTCTTTGACCCATACCACCCATCGCCATCTTCTTGACGTTGCCGCCCTTCTTCATGCCCTTCATTTCAGCCATCTCATGTTTCAGCATGGACTTAGGAGCGCCCTTCTTTTTCATGAACGACACTTCCTTCTTCATCATTGCTTTTGACTCTTTCATCTCGCCACCTTTTGCTTTCTTGGATATACCAGCTTCGGATAGGCCAATAGCAATGGCCTGCTTAGGGTTTGTTACCTTCTGACCGGACGAAGACTTCAACTCGCCCTTTTTGAACTCGCGCATCACGCGGCCAACCTTCATCTGCGGATTCTTCACACCATTCTCCCGCGTGTCTTGCCCTTAGTAGCGCACCCGTCCGCACGCTTAGAGGCAGACGATACCTTGCCACCCTTCTTCATCTGGGTAGGCTGGGCAGCTGCTGGAGCAGGCTGAATGTTGAACGTCTGACTAACACCAGACTCAGGCTGTGTCGTAGACGCTACCGGCTGGTTGCCATAGAAAGGATAAGTGGGCTGCTGGGCAGCTACCTCACCACCGTCTGCATATCGCTTTTTCATAGCATTCTTCCTTTGGTTTTGCCCCGAACGGCGCAACCATCAGCGCGTTTAGAAGCAGAACTTGTTTTGCCACCGGAGGACATTTTTTTAATCTGCCCGCCCCGCTTAAACTCGGTGTCTTTGCTGTCCATACCCATACGCTTGTTGCCGCGAAGAGTGCGCTTAGGGTCTAAATCCCCACCCAGAGTCATAGCATATGGATCGTTTAGGCTGGTACC